ACCTTCACTGTTATCTGTATAGCAATAGAAATGAAACTCAAATCTATCTGGTGTGTGCTTCTTTGCCATTCGGTAGAGACGATTTACAAACTCTGCCGAATATTTGGTTCCCCATTTACAACAAACGTAATTAACTCTCATTCACAGTTCCACAATCTAATAATGTTTTCGTCTAGGCAATCTTCAAGATCTATTTGCAATTTTGCGCTGGGATGAGGAACTCTATCTACGTTAAACAGACAAATTTTAGCATCTTCTCTAAATTTAAATAATTCTAAATCTTCTAAATGTTTTCCTCTGTTCCAAGAATAAATCCATCCGCCTGGAATATCCTTCCAAAAATTCCTCTGCCGCCAGAAATGATAATTGTCACTTCCCTTGAAAAAAGTTTTAAAAACAATATCCGAATCTTTAATCACATCAGTATATATGTGTTCGCAAGCAGCACCTGACCATAACATCATACTGGAATTAAAATACGTTCCTCGTATTTCGATAAAAAATCTGTCGTGTATTTGATTCTTTGGTTGCCATCTAGATTGTATAATTCTAGGTTTCTCTGCAAGTTTTTCCAGTTCATCTATGTTTTCTTGGATGACAACATCCAAATCAAAATAACACCATTGACCAGAATACCCCAACCAATTATGGGAATTAAATACTAGAAACTTTGCTCTATCCCAACAGTATTCTTCTTTACGAAACCAATATTTTGGATGTAGTAAACCATCATCAGGTATTGGAGTTGTGTCGCATTCTATTCCGTCGGTGTCATCAGTATAGCAAGTGAATGTAAAGGGTTTCGTATAGTTTTTCTTTACCATACGATACAGATTATTCACATATTTTGCAGGGTATTTGTCGCCCCACTTAATGCATACGAAGTTCATCATACTCTTTATCTGCCCCAGGGAATTGATCTAATCCATTTAATAGCGCGATGGTATAGTCTGGTCTATAGTAAAATGATTCATTGTGATCATCGACACCGTAGTAGTCTGCGCCATACACGAAAGAATAGATTTCGCCTTTCGGAAATTGTTTTAGTGTTATTTTTTCATGCCAAAGGAATCTATCATCACCCCAATACTTCAGCATGTAGTAATCCATATCATTTTCGAATATGTTCCATATTCTCAATGCGCCAAGACTTCCGGATTTCCACAGTAATACGCTGGAGTTGTAGTTACTCAAGTATTTCATATCTTGAGTTTCGCCTTCGTATTCTGGAAATTCCTTATCTTTCCAATAAGTATAAACTATTGTAGGGACTTCGTCAATATAATTCCAGAGGTGATCGATATTTTTTTGAATCCGAATATCGAGATCCAAATATAATACCTCTCCTAAATTTTGTAAACCGAACATCCATATCTTTAACCAATGTCCCTCTATTCCTTGTGGTAGGGGCATATGTTTTATGATTGGATCTAGATCTTGAATATCATCAGTGATGCAGACGTAATTATACTGGCGTCCAGTCTCTTCCACTATCCTGTTGACGTCTTTGGCAGAATATTTTTTTCCATACTTTAATAATAAAATGGTTTTCATAGCATCCTCAAAATTATAAATATTCACGAATAATTTATAAGGGTTCACATGGCACAAGTTCAAAATCTCTATATCGATCAAGGAACCACGTTTTCTTTATCAATCATAGTAAGTGATCAGAACGGTGACCCTAAAGATCTTTCTGATTATACTGCAGCGGCGCAGATGCGCAAGTCGTATTATACAAATACTGCTATAGATTTCACTGCAGATGTTACTTTACCTGACGACGGTGAAGTGACAATTAGTCTTACTGCTACAGAAACTTCTGCGATTAAAGCAGGCAGATATGTTTATGACATAGAAATTTCTAGCAGCGAGGAAACCGTTCGCGTACTAGAGGGAATAGTAGTCGTAAATCCGGAGGTTACAAAATAATGGCACTAAAGGTAACTGTCCCACTCTCAAATAATATAAATACAAGTATAGTAAGTAAGAGAACTGCATCGAAGGTGGAAACACTTGCCGATGTCGACACTGCGAATTTACAAGATGGATATACATTGATTTTTAACTCCACTACTGGAAAATGGGAAGCAGCGAATCCTGCTACTGAAGTGATTCTTGATAATATTGATGGCGGAACTTATTGATAGAATATTAACCAAGAAAGAAGGATAAACTTCGATGTCAACAATTATTCAAATTAAGAGAAGTTCTGGTTCAGCTGCTCCAGGTACTTCGGATCTTCTAGAAGGTGAAATGGCATATGCACAGGATGCTTCTAATAGCGGTGCCGCTGCCAAACTTTATATTGAATCTGTAGAAAATGGTTCCGCCGCGATTCACGCTGTCGGCGGTAAATACTTCACTGATAAGATTGATGCTCGTCTTATCGACGCAACATCGACTGTTGGTGGCAAGGCAACTTTTGCTGAAGGCACAAACAACGGTTCAAATAAGGTAACGCTGAAGGCACCTAACTCGCTCGCTGGCGACCTTACTCTGACACTTCCAGGAACAGACGGTTCAAACGGACACGTTCTTGTAACTGACGGTTCGGGCAACCTTTCGTTTGCTGCTCCTGCTGCTTCGTCGTTCACTCTTGCTGGTGACACTGGCACAGATACCTTTAACACAGGCGAAACCCTGACAGTTACTGGCGGAACAGGTCTTTCGACTGCTGCTACTGACAACGAAATCACAATTGATCTCGACGACACAGGCGTAACTGCTGCCTCTTATGGTGATGCCAGCACTGTTGCAACTTTCACCGTCGACCTTCAAGGTCGTCTAACTGCTGCTGGTACTGCTTCGATCGATATTTCTGCATCGCAAGTTAATGACTTTACAACTGCAGTTGACAATCACCTGTCGGGCGGTACTGCGATTTCCTATAACTCAGGAACTATTTCGCTTGATGATACAACAGTAAATGCTGCTTCATATGGACAAGCTGGTAGCGTTGCTACCTTCACTGTTGACGCTCAAGGTCGCCTGACTTCTGCAAGCGAAACAACAATCGATATCACTGCCTCGCAAGTTAATGACTTCTCGTCGGCAGTTGAAGGTGTTGTTGACATGTATGTCACAGGTGGCACAGGTCTCACCTACAACTCTGGCACAATTGATCTCGACGACACAACAGTAACTGCAGGTTCTTACGGTTCTTCGACCGAAATTCCAACATTCACTGTTGATGCTCAGGGTCGTCTGACTGCTGCTGGTACTGCTTCGATCTCGACGGATCTTGGTATTGCAGGCGACAGCGGTTCGGACACAATCTCTCTTGCTTCTGACACCCTGACATTCTCAGGCGGAACAGGCGTTACCACTTCGGTTGCTTCGGATACTCTGACAATCGACATCGGTCAGGACGTCGGAACAACTGCAAACGTTGAATTCGGAAGCGTTGCAACTGACACAATCAAGGACAGCGCTGGCGTAACTGCTCTGACTCTTGACGGTGCTAACGTTACAGTTGCTGGTAACCTGACAGTTTCGGGAACAACAACTACTGTTAACTCGACAACTCTGACTGTCACCGACCCTCTCGTGTTCGTCGGTAACGACAATAACTCAACCGACGCTGTTGACCTTGGTCTCTTCGGTATGTATGACACCAGCGGTTCGCAAGACCTCTATGCTGGTCTGTTCCGTGACGCTACCGACGGTAAGTGGAGACTCTTCAAGGATCTGCAAACTGCTCCAACTACAACAGTTAACACAGGCGGAACAGGTTACACCGTTGCTACCCTCGTTGCTAACCTGGAAGGTGGAACTGTTTCCTCGCTCACTTCAGCAATCGCTGTTGCTGACGGTGGTACTGGTGCGACTTCGCTAACTGCTAACGGCGTTCTGTTCGGTGGCGGCACAAGCGCAATCAGTGCTACTGCGGTTGGAACTGCAGGTCAGGTTCTTCTATCAAACGGATCTGGTAATGCTCCTTCGTTCGGAAATATCGACGGCGGAACTTACTAATATATAATATGGGGGAGAGAAGGTCTCTCCCCCACCTTTTTGGAGATACATAATGGATCAAACTAAGTTTATTAATTCGTATATTGCAAATCTTGCAGAACGACTGAAGGCATTAACACTTGATAATATAATGCTGAATACGCAGGTCACAATGGCAAATGAAACCATTCGGGAGTTGCAGCAAAAGATTCAAATTTTAGAAGATATGCAAAATATTCCTGTTCCTAAATCCGAGTATATGGGTCTTGACGGTAAATTGAAATCTGATTACAAATATACTGATGAAGAAGAACCATATCTCGTCGATGAAGCAGAACAGAATGAAGAGGAAGTTCTAGATGTCGACAATAGTTCAAGTAAAAAGAAGTGAAACGACAGGGGCGGAACCTACTGCTGGTGATCTAGCTGTCGGCGAACTCGCAGTCAATCTGACTGATAAAAAAATCTTTTCCAAAAAAACTGATGGAACTGTAGTTGCATTGGGCGGAGTAGAGGTTGATGGCGGCGCAGGAGTTGCTTCTGTTGCCACAATTTCGTTTGCAGATACTGCATTCAGCGACTTCGACGTGGATACAACAACCACTCCTGGCACTGCTATTGTTCGTCTCAATCAATTAACTGATCTTGATTATGGTTTAATCACGGATCCTGTTGCTGCGTATAACTCTGTAGATTACGGGAGTATTTGATATGGCAGCAAGAGTCAAACTGAGAAGAGGTACTAGCACTCAGCACCAAGCATTTACTGGGGCAGAGGCAGAAGTTACGGTCGACACTACTAACTGGTCGCTGAGAGTTCATGATGGGTCAACCGCTGGTGGTCACGAACTTCTAAAAACATCTTTGGACAACATACAAGACGGTGCCATTCTAGATGGTGGAACATACAACTAAATAGAGTGGATTAGGAGATACAAATGGCAACGATTTTACAACTTAGAAGAGGAACTACCGTCCAGCACTCGTCCTTTACTGGTGCTGTTGGTGAAGTTACTGTCGACACAACTAAAGATACAGTTGTCGTTCACGACGGAACTACTGCTGGCGGATTTCCTCTTGCAAAAGAATCGGCAATCGCCGATTTCATTACACTATCAGATCTTTCAGTAACTGATTCTGGCGGCGACGGTTCACTTTCTTATAATTCTTCGACTGGCGTAATTACATATACTGGTCCTTCAGCATCTGATGTTCGCGCACACTTTAGTGCTGGAACTGGTATTACAATTACAACTGGACAAATTGCAGTTGATACTTCAACTATTGCTACCCAGTCGTATGTTACCACAGCAATCAATAACGTTCTAGATGGCGCACCTGCTGCGCTCGATACGCTGAACGAACTTGCTGCAGCAATCAACGACGATGCAAGTTATGCTTCGACGATTACAACTGCATTAGGTCTAAAATTGGATGCTTCTGATTATACTGCGTCTGATATTTTAACCAAACTTAAAACAGTTGACGGTTCTGGATCCGGACTCGATGCGGATCTTCTGGATGGTAACTCAAGTGCGTATTATCGTATTAACATTTATGATGCGTCAGGGACTCTATTAAACTAATGGGAACTGTTATACAACTTAAACGTAGTGAGTCGTCAGGAGCAATTCCTGGAGTAAATGACATTGCGGTTGGGGAACTTGCAGTAAATCTTGCAGACGGAACTTTGTATTCCAAAAAGACTGATGGAAGTATTATTGAAGTTGGCGGATATAATCCTGACTTTTTTACTGTTCCAGAAACAATCGATCTTGGTGACATCGCTGGCGTAAATCCTGCTATTTATGATATGGGATCATTATAAATAGTCCTAAAGAGGACACGATATGGCAGTTGCATCAAGACAAGAATTAATAGATTACTGCTTACGCAGACTGGGGTTCCCAGTAATTGAGATCAACGTAGATGAGGATCAGGTTCAAGATCGCATCGACGATGCTCTGCAGTATTTTCAAGAATTTCACTTCGACGGTGTAGAACGTGTTTATCTTAAACACCAACTTACTGGAGCGGCATTAAAGTTCTCAGGATTAAGTTCCCCATCGTTTGAGATAAATGAAACATTAGTAGGCGCCACTTCTGGCGCTTCATGTAAACTATTATCACTAGACGGAACTAATTCTACTGTCAGCAACGTAAAAGGAACATTCGTTTCCGGAGAAACTGTTACAGGTTCTACTTCTGGTTTCAGTAGATCAATTGCTACCACAAACTTCTATACTCCTGGTGATATCGAAAACCAGTATATTCCGATTCCTGATTCGGTAATCGGAATTATTCGTATGTTCAATTTCAATGCGCCATCGGACGGAACTGAAAATCCAAACAACATGTTCAATCTCGTTTATCAGTTTAGATTGAACGACATGTATAATCTTCTTTCTGCCGACCTAATCTATTACACACAAGTCAAGCAGACCTTGGAAATGTATGATATGCTTTTCCCAGGAAAGAGATCTATTCGCTATAATCGTAAGATGGACAAAATGTTTATCGACGTAAACTGGGGCGAAGTGTTTCAACCAGGAGACTATGTCATTATTGAATGCTACCGTATTCTAAATCCAAATGAATACACGCAAGTATATAACGACCAGTTCCTGAAACGTTATGCTACTGCATTGATCAAACGTCAATGGGGAGAAAACATGAAGAAGTTTGGTGGAATCCAACTTCCAGGCGGTGTTATTCTCAACGGCAAAGAAATTTATGATGAGGCAGTCGAAGAAATTTCTGCAATCGAAACCGATATGCAACTAAAGTCGGAACTGCCCGTCGATTTCATGGTAGGATAAGATATGCCTACCAACTTCTACTTTCAATCTGGCAATACTTCGGGAACCACAAACGAACAGCGTTTGGTGGAAGATCTTGTCATTGAGAGTTTGAAGATTTATGGTCACGATGTTTATTATCTTCCAAGAACAATAGCAAATAAAGATCCGATCCTAGGAGAAGATCCGTTATCGTTCTTCA